TAGAAGTAAAGAAAGTGGAAAACTTGTTTATTTCAAAACACCACAAGCTAAAGATGCAGCATTAAAAGCCGGTTCTCACGTAGAACCTAAAGCTAAAAAAGGCGAAGAACCTAAAGTAGATGCAAAACCAAATGATATGTTTGGCGGAGATTATGCAAAAGATAGAGGTGGTGAATCTCCTGAAGATAATACATCAATTGACGGACAAACTGATGATGAATTATACGATGCTTTGTATGATATGGGATATGATTTTGGAGAACTTGGTAGTGATGATTTTGATGAAGAAGGGTTTGCTGATGCAGCGATGAGTTTAGGTTATCGTTGGGATGATAAAAATAAAGTATGGTATAATAGAGATGAAGTGGATGATGATACAAACGAATCAACGAAACTAACATCAATGATTAAAAAATAAACAAAAGGGAGAAACTAAAAATTCTCCCTTTTTTATTTGGTATTGTCACAAATTTATCGTATATTTGTTACACATTTGATAAGAAAATAGATGGAAATTTATTACAAAAAAAGATTTGGAAATATCGGAAAATTGTTGTATATTTGTATTTCTATTATATTTATTAATGTAACGGAAGTGTAGGAAAGACACTATAATCCAACCTTAAAACATAAACGTTTTAAACCTTAAACTCTTAAAACTTAAAAGAAAATGGCTATTAATTTAGACGCAATTAAGAGCAGACTTAACAAACTGCAAAACACCCAAAGAACAACTGTAGAACTTTGGAAACCAGCACCGGGAAAACACACTATTCGTTTAGTCCCTTACAAATTCAACAAAGAGAATCCTTTCATTGAATTGTACTTTCACTACAACATTAACAACAAAACTTATCTATCTCCGATGTCATTCGGTAGACCTGACCCAATTGTTGAGTTTGCTGACAAACTTAAAAGAATGGGTGATAAGGAAGATTGGAAAGCTGCTAAAAAAATGGAGCCGAAACTTAGAACTTTTGTACCAGTATTGGTAAGAGGTGAAGAAGGTGAAGGTGTAAAATTTTGGGGCTTTGGAAAAACTGTATATCAAGAGATTCTTGGTTATATGGCAGATCCTGATTACGGTGATATTACCGACCCAAATGAAGGTAGAGATATTACTGTTGAAGTAGTATCAGCTGAAGACAGTGGTACATCTTACCCTGTAACAACAATCCGTGTTAAACCAAAGGAAACTCCATTGGCAACATCCAAAGAAGATACGGACAAGTATTTAACTTCTCAAAAAGAAATTACTGAACTTTATTCAGAATTAACTTATGCAGAATTGAAAAATGTATTAGAAGGTTGGTTAAATCCATCAGCAACATCAGAAGATGAAAAATCAGCATCAGCTGAAACACTTTCATCAACTGCTAAAAATGATGATGATGAAGCACCATTCGATACAACTCCATCAAAACCGGCGGCAGCACCAGCTAAAAAATTAGATGATGTAGCAGCAGCATTTGATGACCTTTTCAATTCATAAAATAAGTTAATATATGGCTAAAGCAACTAAGGAAGTAGACTTGGCAGCAGTACTTGCCGAGTCCCTTAACAAACAATCAAAAGACCAAAAGGTAGCATTCTTTTTGGACTCGGATGAAGCTCCCACAAATGTAGAGGGATGGATTTCAACCGGAGCATCAATGTTAGATGTGGCTATCTCAAATCGCCCGTATGGTGGTTTGCCTGTTGGTAGAATTACCGAAGTGACAGGATTGGAACAAAGCGGTAAATCATTACTTTCAGCACACTTACTTGCCGAAACACAAAAGTTAGGTGGTATCGCTGTGTTAATTGATACTGAAAATGCCGTAAGTAGAGAGTTCTTGGAAGCCATTGGAGTAGATACAACCAAATTACTTTATGTAGCAGCTGAAACTGTTGAACAATGTTTTGAATATACTGAAACTATTATTGAGAAAGTGAGAACTAACTCAAAGGATAAGTATGTAACAATCGTTGTAGATTCAGTAGCAGCAGCATCAACTGAAAAGGAGATGGAAGCTGATTATGGTAAAGATGGTTACGCTACGGATAAAGCAATTATCATTTCCAAAGCAATGCGTAAAATCACAAACCTTATTGGTAGACAGAAAATCACATTGGTTTTCACAAATCAATTAAGACAGAAAATGAACGCAATGCCTTTCTCTGACCCTTGGACAACTTCTGGTGGTAAAGCAATTGCTTTCCACGCATCAGTTCGTTTGAGATTAAAGAGTATGGGAACGATTAAAGCAAAAGAAAATGGTAACGAAAGAATCGTAGGTATTAAAGTTCGTTGTCAAGTAGTAAAAAATCGTATGGGACCACCGTTACGTTCCGCTGATTTTGATATCTTCTTTGACAGAGGAATTGATAACTATGGTGCTTGGTTAGGACTAATGAAGGATAATGGTATTGTAAAACAATCAGGAGCTTGGTATGAATATATTGATATTGATTCAGGCGAAGTGATTAAATTCCAATCCAAAGATTTTCCAACAACATTAGAATCTAATCAGGAAATAAAAGAACAAATCTATAAAAGGATTTGTGAAGCAACAATTTCACAATACAAAAAAGATTCATTGGATACTGATAGTTTGGTGACAGACTCAGAAGTAATCGGTGATTAATTAAATGTTACAAAAAAATATGAAAGACTTATACAAAAAATTACTCAATGAAGTAGAATCTGAACATGAATCTAATGCCCAAAGGGTAAGGAATGGTAGAGTTCTTATCATAGATGGACTGAATACCTTCATCCGTAGCTGGACTACCAACCCTATTATGAATGAGGATGGTGACCATACGGGTGGAGTTATTGGTTCATTAAATTCAATCGGATATCAAATACGTCAATTCAATCCTACTAGAGTTGTTCTTACCTTTGATGGTAAGGGTGGTTCTAAAGGAAGGAAAGAATTGTTTGAAGGATATAAAGCTGATAGAGGTAAGAATCGTTTTAGGGTTAATCGTCAATACCCAGAAATGATGTCTCAAGAAGATGAGCAAATTTCAATGAAAAGACAATTTGTGTGGTTAGTAGACTTGTTAGATAGTTTACCAATTACAACAATGATATATGATGGTATAGAAGCAGATGATGTAATCGGACACATTGCTAAGCATGTGCTTGGCGAAGGAGAAGAATGTTATATTGTTTCTACTGATAAAGATTTTCTACAATTAGTAGATGAGAAGACTTTTGTTTTTTCACCAACTAAAAAGAAACTTTATAATAGAGAATTAGTTAAAGAAGAATGGGGAATATATCCACAAAATCTTTTACTATTCAGAACATTAGACGGTGATAACTCTGATAATGTACCTGGTGTTAAAGGATGTGGTTTAAAGACTGTACTAAAAAGATTTCCTGAATTATCGGAAGATAGAGAGATAACTTTTGATGAGTTCTTTCAAATATGTGAAGATAGACGGAAGGAAGCTAAAATCTATGAAGATATACTTGCAGCTAAAGATGATGTTTTGAGAAATAGGCAAATCATGCAATTGCAAGAACCACATATCAATACAAATACAAAGTTGAAAATAAATGATAGATTCGCTGAACCAAACAAAAAGTTTGATAAGATGGAATTTATCAGAGCCGCTATGAAGTATAAAATTCTTCAAAACTGGAAAGATATAAACGATTGGCTAAAATCAACATACACGAATATTATAGTAAAATAATTTGGTGGTATCACTAAATTGTTGTATATTTGTAAACCAATAAAGATAAATGCAGAGCGAAGACACACTTTCAAAATACGGACAATCATTTCAAACCAAAGTAATATCTGCTTTGCTTACCGATGATAGAATGATGAATACATTATCCGATGTTATTCATAAAAAATTCTTTGAATCGGAAGCGAATAAGTGGATAGTGGATGAGATTGTATCGCATCATAAAGATTACAATAAAGTGCCTTCGTTGGACGTATTCAAAGTTCAGGTATCTAAAATTGATAATCAATCTTTACAAAAAACAATTGTAGGACAACTTAAAGAAATATATGGACAAATCGGTAATACCGATTTTGAATATATCAAAGATGAGTTTACTTCATTTTGTATTAATCAAAATTTAAAAAATGTAATCGTACAATCTATTGACTTGTTGAAATCAGGTAACTATGATAAAATCAAAGACTTGGTTGATAAGGCAATGAAGGTTGGTGTTGATGCCGATTTGGGTATGGATTACCTTATTGATTTTGAAAAAAGGTATGATGAAACAAAAAGAGATACTGTTGGTACTGATTGGGAATGTATCAATGAACTTATGAATGGTGGATTAGGACCTGGCGAATTGGGGGTTGTAGTTGCACCATCCGGTGTTGGTAAGACTTGGGTACTATGTGCTTTGGGAGCTGCAGCTGTAAGAGCTGGAAAGACTGTTGCACATTATTCATTGGAATTATCACAAGAATATGTTGGTTTACGATATGATACTGTATTTTCACACATACCATCACATGAATTGGTTGATAAGAAAGAAGAAGTATTAACATCTCTAAAAAAATTAAGAGGTAAACTTAAAATTAAATACTTCCCACCAAAAGGTGCATCTTCAAAAACAATTCAAGCTCATCTAGAAAAGATGATAGCAGCCGGTAATAAGCCCGATTTAGTTATTGTGGATTACGCTGATTTGTTATTATCACATTCAAACAAAACCGATAGTACATACGCTGAACAAGGTGGAGTGTACATTGATTTAAGAGGAATGAGTGGTGAGTTGGGAATACCAATTTGGACAGCATCACAAACAAATCGTTCAGCAATTGATAGCGAAGTTATTGAAGCTGATAAGATTGCAGATTCATACGCTAAAGTAATGAACGCTGACTTTATTATGAGTTTGAGTAGAAAAGCTAAAGATAAGTTGAGTAACACTGCAAGAGTACATGTTATGAAAAACCGATTTGGACAGGATGGTATAACATTCCCTGCCAAAATGAATACAACCGATGGTACATTGGAAGTATATACAGCATCATCAACCGATGGGGTATTAGCACAAAAGGCTAGTGCAAATGGGAATGAAATAGAAAGACAACTATTACATAAGAAATATGTTGAAAGTATGCCGGTTGGAAACAAACCGCAACTGGTTACGGGATTAGGATAACAATTAAAAAACAAAAACTATGGCAACAAGTCAAGAATTATTTGAGCAAATCAAAGGACATTTTACAACCTTTGAAACAGAACACAATGGTACTAAAAAAGTAAACAAATCAAGAGCTAGAAAAGCAATTGGTGAGTTGAAAAAATTAGTAACTGCTTATAAGAAAGCTTCAACAGAAGAAGGAAAGGCGGCATAATGATAGGGGAGAGCAACTCTCCCCTTTCTATGTTATAATAGACACCTATTTTAACAATTAAAAATATTTTAAAAAAAGTGGATTTTTTATCCACAAACTTGTATTGTTTAGTCAGGCACCTCATATTTATCTTTTTAAATTCAGGTTTTCCTGAAAAAATTTACTAAACAATTTAATTTTACAAAACAATGGACATTTCAACACGAATTTTATCAGACATTACGGTGTATATGAAGTACGCTAAGTACCAGCCGGAATTACAAAGAAGAGAAACATGGGAAGAATTGGTTACTCGTAATATGGATATGCATATTAAGAAGTTTCCAAAATTAGAAAAAGAAATCAGAGAGAACTACAAATTCGTGTATGATAAAAAGGTATTACCTTCAATGCGTTCAATGCAGTTTGCAGGTAAACCAATTGAAATTTCACCAAATAGAATTTACAACTGTGCATTCGCTCCAGCAGATGATTGGAGAGTGTTTTCAGAAATTATGTTCTTACTATTAGGTGGAACGGGTGTAGGTTACTCTGTTCAAAAACATCACGTTGATGCTTTACCTGAAATTAGAAAACCAAATGCAGATAAGACAAGAAGATTTCTTATTGGTGATTCTATTGAAGGTTGGGCTGATGCGGTATTAGTATTAATGAAAGCATATTTCTTTGGTGGAAGTAAACCACAATTTGATTTCAGAGATATTAGACCAAAGGGTGCAAGATTAATCACTTCAGGTGGTAAAGCACCTGGACCTCAACCACTTAAAGAGTGTTTGATTAAAGTAGAAGGTATATTAGATGCACACAAAGACGGTGATAAATTAGAACCGATTGAAGTACATGATATTATTTGTCATATTGCAGATGCAGTATTGGCAGGTGGTATTCGTAGAGCAGCACTTATTTCACTATTTTCAGCAACCGATGAAAAAATGATTAGTTGTAAGAGTGGTGCATGGTGGGAAACAAATCCGCAAAGAGGTAGAGCAAATAACTCTGCGGTATTAATGAGACATAAAATCACGAAAGATTATTTTATGGACTTATGGAAAAGAATTGAAGCAAGTGGAGCCGGTGAACCTGGTATCTATTTAAGTAATGATAAAGATTGGGGAACTAATCCTTGTTGTGAAATTGCATTAAGACCTTATCAATTCTGTAACTTATGTGAAGTAAATGTAAGTGATATTATAGACCAAACTGATTTGGAAGAAAGAGTTAAAGCAGCATCGTTCATTGGAACGTTGCAAGCGGGTTATACTGACTTCCATTATTTAAGACCAATTTGGCAAAGAACAACTGAAAAGGATGCGTTGATTGGAATATCTATGACCGGTATCGGAAGTGGTGCTATTTTAAAGCATGATATGAAGGCAGCGGCTAAAATTGTTAAAGAAGAAAATAAAAGAGTAGCTGATTTAATGGGAATCAACGCTTCGGCAAGATGTACAACTGTAAAGCCTGCCGGAACAACATCATTAACTTTGGGTACATCTTCTGGAATTCACGCTTGGCACAATGATTACTACATTCGTAGAGTAAGAGTTGGTAAGAATGAATCAATTTATTCTCATTTAGTATTACATCATCCTGAATTGGTTGAAGATGAATATTTCAGACCACATGATACTGCCGTAATTGGTATTCCACAAAAGGCACCAGCAGATGCAATCTTTAGAACTGAATCTCCAATTCAACTATTAGAGAGAGTTAAGAGAGTGCATAGTGAGTGGGTTAAGCCTGGCCATAGAAGCGGTAACAATACACACAACGTATCTGCAACTGTTTCTATTAGAGAGCATGAGTGGAAAGCAGTTGGTGAGTGGATGTGGGAAAACAAAGAATTCTATAATGGTCTTTCAGTATTACCGTACGATGGTGGAACTTATATCCAGGCTCCATTTGAAGATTGTACAAAAGAAAAATACGAAGAACTTATGAAAACATTGCACGATGTTGATTTAAGTAAAGTTATAGAATTAGAAGATACAACTGACTTAAGTGGTGAGTTAGCATGTGCGGGTGGTGCGTGTGAAGTTAAGTAAGATGCACGATAACTTGGTACAAAATATAGTAAACGGAATATATGGCTCGATTCGCGGAAACCGATAAGAACCTATATTACTTTGAAGGTAGTAGGGTAGTGTTTACACCAGAATACCACATAGAACGTGGATATTGTTGTGGGAACGGGTGTAGACACTGTCCTTACGAACCTAAACACATAAAGGGAAATATAGAATTAGAAAAAATATATAAAAAAGAAAACGATGAGCGTAGTAGTTAAAAAATTTGGAGCAGCGTGGTGTGGTCCTTGTAGAGCATTGGCACCTGTATTAGAGGGGATTAAAAAAGAGTTTGAAGGTAAAGCAACGTTTGTTGAATATGATGTTGATAATTCTCCAGAAGAATCAGAACAGTATAATGTTACATCTATTCCATTGGTAATAATTGAAAAAGATGGTGTAGTTTTAGAAAGATTTCAAGGTTTAGCAGCTAAAGTAGCATATATTAATGCTATTAATGAGGCTATAAAATAAATTTGGTAATATCCAAAAAGTTTCGTAAATTTGTTATATGTGTGGAATAATAGGCGGTAATTGGTTTACTTCTAGTAAGCAGACCCATACCCATTTACAAAAAATAATTCATAGAGGTAGAGATGCTTCTATTGTAGACGAGATAGACAGTGTCTTTGTTGGGCACAATCGTCTTTCAATTCAAGATTTATCTTCAACAGCAAACCAACCAATGTGGAATGGTGATAAGACTGTATGTATTGTATATAATGGAGAGTTGTGGGATAGTAATTACACAAAAGAATTAAAAGATAAAATTACAATTCCATTTAAAACAAAATCTGATACTGAAATAATTCTTAATGCTTATTGTGAATTTGGAACTGATTCATTCAAAGATTTGGATGGGATGTTTTCATTTGCAATAGTTGATACCAAAATTAATAAAATATTTGTAGTTAGAGATTACGTTGGTGAGTTACCTTTATGGTATGCAATTGATAACGATGGTAAGATGGTATTTTGTTCTGAAAAGAAAGGATTGCCAATATCAGAACTTTATGAAAAGCAAGTAAAGGCAATTTATCCAGGAACTTATTTAGAATACAACTATAAAACATTAGAACATTCAACACAAACTTATTATAAACTTCCAAATGAAATAATAAATGATGATAGAGAAACTATCGTTACGAATATTAGAACAATGTTGGAAGAAGCTGTAAAAGTTAAGATGGTATCAGATGTTCCTATTTGTACTATTCTTAGCGGTGGTATTGATTCCGTTATCACTACATATATTCTTTCTAAAATTAAACCTGATATTGAAGCATTCGTTGTATCAATGGGAGATGGTGATACTAAAAATGATGATATAAAATACGCTAGAATTGCTGCAAAAGAATTTGGAGTAAAATTGCATGAAATTATTTTAACCGAACAGGATGTTGAAGATGCGGTTAAAGAAACTCTTTATGTTATTGAGCAAGGTAGATGGCAAAACGTTGGTAGTGCAATTGCACAAATAGCACTATCTAAAAAGATAAATGAGTTAGGATTCAAAGTTGTATTTAGTGGTGACCTATCCGATGAGATATGGGGTAGTTATGGGCACATTCAAGCGTTCCATTACAAACCCGAAGATTACGATAAGGCCAGAAGAAAATTAGTAGAAGATGTACATAAGACAAACTTCTTAACAACAAACCAATCTATTATGTGGGGTGGAACCGTTGAGGTAAGAACTCCGTATAGTTGGAGACCGTTTGTTGAATATACTTTAAATATTCCACCATTATATCAAAAAGAAGGTGGACATATGAAACCTCTATTAAGGGCTGCATTCAAAGGTGAGATTTCCGATGAACTATTATATAGACCTAAAGTTTACTTCGCAAAAGGATGTAGGACAGGTGATATGATGGAAGCTAAAAAAGATATTTTGAAATCTCAATTAAAATCCTTATATTTGTATAAAGACGAACTAAACTTAAATAAATTCTTTCAATATGCTTAATTTTGTAAAAGCTGAAAAAGGTACAACTGAAATGATTGAAGCTGTAAATCAGGCTTCAACTATTATTGATTTGTATCCTGAAATATTTCCACACTTATATAAGCAAGGCTTTAAGTTGGAAAAGTATATTGAAAAAGGTGGTATGATACTGCAAGACGGTGTTGTTATCACTTTTGGAAAATATAAATCTCATGGTAGAATGAGTAAAAATGCTACCACATATAAAAAGAAAGGAGATTATATTCTTCATCAAATTGCAACAAATCACTCTAAAACAAATGCTTCAAAAGAAGTATTAGATGAGTTTGTAGAATATTGTAAATCACAACA